CTACAGCTATTAAAGCACCTTCACTTAGTTCTAATATCAACATGAGTGTAAATGGTTCTTCTGGTGCTTCTAGTGTAAATCAAGGAGTTGGAGCAAATATTTTCAATGTAACTATTGATGCCAAGAATGTTCAAGACTTCAATGGTGTAGTAAATTTATTCAATAACTTAGGACAGACCGTAAATGCAAAATAAAAAAATGGAGGTTTTACAATGGAAGGTACATTTAAACTAATAATTAAAGGTGATAATAATTATTTTGTGAACACAGTAGGAAGTGCTGCTATAGTTTCAAATAGATTTTATATTAATGGGGTATTAGTGGTGGTAGCAGGTCAAACAACAATAAACATTATTGATGGTAGCCAATATATTATAACTGTAGATGCTACTGGAGTAGTGCTTGATAAAGAAATAATCCCAGCACCTACAGGAGAAATTGCCTAGTATAGTATCAGAGGTAGTATTAGTTAATCCCCCTGATCTAACAACTGTTGAAGGTGGGAGAGCAGAAACTACAGGGCAGGCATATACATTGTCTGTCCCTTCCTTAGCTTCTGAATATCTAACTGTTACTGCTCCTGATGGTTCAAAGTTTACCTGGCAACCTTCAATGCTGTTGTATCAAGATGAATTTGGTATACCTGATTATTTGTTAGATTCAATGCCTTCCTCACTAACTGTGCTAGGGAGACAAGCGAGATACTTAAGAAGTTTTGCCAATGCTGATGATGTATTTCATGCTCAACCAAATAGAGTAAAGCACTGGACTGTACTTAATGAACCACCCAGAGATGCTGCTGTATACTTAAGTTCTGATAGTCTACTATTTGGGATAAGTGGAATAGTCTCAGGAACTAAGCTTCCTATTGGTATATTTGATAGTATCACTGCAGGGGTGTTCCAGTTACCACAACCATCCATTACAGATCTATCCGGGCAAATCGTTACTGGATTCTATGAAGTTATAGATATAGATGATGAAACACAACAATTGAATATTTGGATGGATGCCACTATATTAAAGACTATGGTGTATCCAATCATGATTGACCCTACAGTTGTGGTAGCCAGTGTATATGCAACCTGTAATACTGCAAGGCCCCAGATACTCAGTAATGGCTGGATAGTTCAAACTGTGTCTTCATCTACTACCATATATTTTTATGTGAGTAAGGATAATGGTGCAACTTATCAGCTACTACAAAGTTTAACTCCAACCTATCCAATGACTGCAGGGTTCGCTGTATGTAGTTATGGAACTAGAATTTATCTCTTTGGAGCTAATGTAAATAATAGTGGAAGTTTAGGTAATCAACTTTATACCTTTGATGCTACAAACGTTTCTGGTGGTACATCATCTAATCCAATAGGGAGTATATCAAATAATACCAACTATATTTCAGTAGGACTATCCATAGGAATAAACTCAACTGGAACTGCCATTACTGTAGCACTATCCGCCATGGGTTCCAATTATAATACAGCAGGATATAATATCTTAAGCGCAAGAAGTATAGATGGGGGATTAACCTGGAAAGGGCAAGCAGGTAGTGCTGGCACTTTATCTGACCAAGTTACTTCAGGAAATGCTGCCTCTGCAGATCCTTTCATCTTGCCTTATGTTATGTATAATAAGAATGATATTGCTTGTATATTTTTCACTATGAGTGAGTCTGGGTATAATGAGGTACTTGCCATGACCTGGAGTACTTCATCCAATCAATTTCTGGCAGCTGCTATATTTACTAATAGTGTTACAACTTATAGCCAGAGGTGTCCTGTAGGTATAACAAAAAAGTATGGAGCAAATATAGGAAGAATATACTGTGCTTGGCATGGTAAAGATTCAACTTATCCAAGTTACTATGGAATACTAGTAAGTTACTCAGATGATATAGGAGTAACATGGGCAACACCGCTCCACATAACAAGTGGAAATACTGTTGTAAGACAGAATGTAAGTCTATCAGAGAAGCCTAATGGTGATATCATCGCAATGTATGAGGATAATGGTGTTGTAAGTTATCAGGTCTGTCCTAATGGAAGTACTACCTTTGCAGGATTAACTGTGATTGGTACCGGTACTTGTCCTGCAATATCAGATAGCCTTAATGCAATTAGTACTTATGTTTGGGGTACAACTACCAATGTTCAAGCTGACAAGTTCTCATTCAATAATGCTCCAAATGCTCCGGCCCTAACTGCTAAATCTAACTGTGATGCAACTGTGGCTCAAATATTCAACTGGGTCTTTAGTGACCCTGATGCTGGTGACAGTCAAACAGCTTATGAACTCATCTGTACTCGAGTTAGTGATGGTGCTGTAATGAAAGATACTGCTCAAGTATCAAGTACTGCATCCACATATAGTTTACCTGCTAATACCTTAGCTAATGGTATTCAATATCAATGGAAGGTAAGAGCCTGGGATACATCTAATGTTGCAGGAACATATAGTAGCTTAGGAACATTCACCACAGCCCTAGCCCCTACAGTAGTCATATCATCCCCAGCAACTGATGGAATAGTTTTAGCTACTAATGGTGTGGTTGCAGGATTCACATTCCATAGTAATACACTTACTCAAGGTTCCTATCAAGTTAGATTAACTGACAATAATGATAATCAACTATGGAGTAGTGGTCAATTGAGTGGAACAAACAATCTACTAACCATACCTTATTCCTTATTGAACCTGACTAGTTATAAATTAAAAATTACTGTTTGGGATACTTATGGATTACAAAGTATTGAGGTTGTTAGATTATTTAGTACCAGTTTCACACCCCCAGCAGTTCCAGTATTGAGTCATGTGGATGATAACATAAAAGGACAGATAACTCTTAGTATTAGTAATCCAGTTCCAACAGGAAGCCAACCAGCTGTGGACCATAATGATATATATAGAATGGCTTCCAATGAAACTATATGGACCAGAGTAGCTACTGGTATTCCTAATAATGGCAGTTATACTGATTATTCTCCTCAGAGTGGTATGAACTACCAATATCAGGCCATAGCAATAGGAGTTAATAGTTCATCTACTGTTAGTAATATAATAACCAGTTCAATCACTGTACTCTATGTTCAAATAACAAGTACTCAAGATCATACTAAATATGTGGCATTGAGATACTATGAACCCAAAGTAGAAACTGTAACTAAAACTAAGGCTAGTATGTTATTTGCTGGAAGAGAATACTCAGTAAGTGAGTTTGGAGAACATACAGGCAGAACTATTCCATTTACCTTTCATATAAACAATGTGAATGATCTCAATATGATTAGAGCTTTAGTTGATAGTGAACAGATACTATTATACCGAGATAATAGAGGAAGAAAGATGTTTTGCACTATTGATGCATTAGGTGTTACTGACCAAAATCCAAACTATTATGATGTAACAATTAATCCAGAACAAGTAAGTTATACTGAGGTGGTATAATGCAAAGTTTATCAGTTAATGGATATACAATGAGTCAGATCATGGATGCCCTCCATGCTAAGTATATGGCTAGAAAGATTAAGTTTACTTATGATTTATTAAACAGTAGTGAGATAAAGAAAACTACATTAACTACGGTAGTAAGTGGCTCTATTACTATGCAATATGATTCAGATATAAAACGTATAGCAAAGTTTAGAATTGAGGATGATGGAATAACTATTAATTGGTTGAGTGATAGAATTCAACCTTTTTTCTGGATTTTGATGCCTGATGGCAATTGGGCCTCATGGAGTTTAGGAATATTCTTACTAAGTTCACCAACCCAAATAGAACAAAATGGTAAAGCCTATAGAGATGTAGATTGTTATGATGGACTTCAAGTGCTACAGGATAATAAGTTTATAGCTAGATATACTATACTGGCTGGTGCTGATTACTATGGTTCAGTAATTGCTTTACTTCAAAGTGCAGGTATCACTAAGTACAATATTCAACAAATTACAAAGATACTACCTGCAACTAAAGAATGGGAACCAGGATCTACAAAACTTCAAGCAGTTAATGATTTATTAGCTGACTTGAACTTTACCCCAATATGGGTTGATGAGATTGGATATTATACCTCTCAACTATATCAGTCTCCAACTATAAGACCAACGAATTATACTTATTCTGATGATGAATTAAGTGTTATGTATAATGGATTACAAAATAGCTTAGACTTATTTTCAGTACCTAATCAATGGACTGTGGTAGCTAGCAACGCAGATACTGTCCCATTGACTTCAACATATACCAATAGCAATGTAAATAGTCCAACATCAACAGTTAATAGAGGCCGAACAATTTCAGCTTATATAACAATTGACACCATAGCGGACCAAGCTTCTTTGGATGCTTATGTTCAGACTTTAGCATTTCAAGCAAGTCAGGTATTTGGTTACATTAAAATGAGCACAGCTCTAATGCCAATGCATTCTTATAATGATGTACTGCAGATAAACTATTCCTCACTTAATATAAGCGATAAATATAGTGAAACTGGTTGGTCTATGGATTTAGCTATAGGTGGTAAAATGACACATGATGTAAGAAAGGTGGTCCAGATATGATACCTAATGTTAATCAGTTTATAGAAATGATGACTCCGAAAGGACTTGATAAAAACATTTACAAGTTAGGTAGTATAGATCCAGCTTATTCGTCAGGAAAGCCTAAGGTTATGTTTGATGGAGAAACCGTAGTAAGTGCGAAACAGTATCCTAGACTGGCATCATATACTCCTGTAGCTAGTGATAGAGTATTAATCCTATCTGTAGCTAACAGTTATGTAATTTTAGGAAAAATAATTTAGACACTCGAATCCATTAATTCCATGAAGCAATATTCAATATTATTGATTTTAGTGGAGAATATACTTTATTGGTGAGAGTACAAGCCTAAGGAATTAATATATAATGAACTACCTACATTGACTTAAATTATTAACCGTGTTAACATCATTGATATAAAAAATAGGAGGTCAATGTAATGAAAAAAAGAAAATTAATTATATTTATGTGTGTTTGCATTACTATTTTAGCTTTTGTAGGATGTTCAAAGAAACCTATTATGCCATCGACTACTAAGGTTGCTACACCTACTAAATCTATTACCAAACCTACTCCAACTGAAGAGAAAGTACAAGTCATTACGACACAAATGTTTAAGGAAAAACAAATATCAGGTACTGATATGTATGCAAAGAATAAAACTCATTATGCAGTAATAACTTTCAAAAAAGATGCGGATAGTAAGAAGGCCAAGGAATTTGCGACAAAGTATGCTCTTCTATTAAAGAAAGCATACGATGACGATAAGGTTAATGTTAAGATACTACAGAACGATAAAACTATTGCCAATGTATCAATATAATAATTTGAATTAAAAAGTGATGAAATATATTGCTCTTTTTTACTTTTGACAGATATTTAAAGATCTATAGACAGTAGGAAATAACGCGACGTAACTATAAATTTAAATAATAAAATTAGGGCACTCGAAAGGGTGTCTTTTATTATTGCCGTGGCAGAGGGCATTAAACTTTGTACACAAATTGAAAGAAGGAATGTAAAATGTCAAGATTTATTGAAAGTGTATCACCAGTATTTGAGGTAACTTTAAAAAACAAAGAAAATGTAAAAATGGTAACGGTGACTAGAGGAGATACAACTGATAATAATTTTGTTGAACATGAAACTGTAGAAGCTGGAAGTGAGTTTGACCCAACACCTTCAAATAAAAATTACAATGCAGTAGCAGACAAAGAATAATTAAAATTAGAGGGCTTAAATGGTCCTCTTTTTAATATCTGGAATTAAGGAGTGTGGGATATGAATGTAATGATTAGTATAGGCTGTAGCATTGTAGGGGCGGTTATAGCAGTTATTGGAATGCTTAGGTATGTAAAACAAGATGCACAAGAAGACACTAGATGCAATACAGCACTAAAATCTGATGTTAGTTATATCCGAACAAGTGTCGATGACATACGATTGGATATTAAAGCACAGGACCGGAGAATTGGAGATATTATTGAAAGGGTTGTAAGAGTTGAGGAGTCAGGTAAATCAGCCCATAAAAGAATTGATGAGTTAGAAAAATAAAAGGGGGAATATTGATGAGAATATCAGTGGATTTTGGACATGGAACAGGTGAAGATCGTGGAGCTGAAGGTTATCTAAATGAAGAAAAGGTTATCAGAGAATACGGACCATTAGTAATTGAAGGCCTTAAAAAATTAGGACATACAGTTTTAAATTGCACACCTACACAGGCGGGATTAACATTAGCACAAAGCTTGGCATATAGAGTTAATGCTTCCAATGCATTTAAAGCCGACTTGCATTTATGTTTGCACGTTAATGCTTTCGAAACAGATAAGGCAGAGGGTTGTGAGGTTGAATATATCTCGTCTAAAGCAAAGGTATACGCAGATAATATTTGCATACAATTAGCTAGTTTAGGATTTGTTAATAGAAAAAGCGTTTCAAGGCCTAATCTCTACGTGCTTAAATACACAAATGCAGTAGCAATTTTAGTAGAGCCATTCTTCTGTGATACTAAAACAGATTGTAATAGATATAATGCTGCTAAATTAGCAAATGCAATTGTAAAAGGAGTTACGGGTAAAGATATTCCTGGAACTACAATAGCTAAGCCAGAAGTAGCCATTTCAAAAGTAGTTGTAAGTAATAAAACATACAGAGTTATCGCAGGAAGCTTTACGGATGAAGTAAATGCAGATGCAAGAATAGCAGAGCTAAAAGCCAAGGGTTTTGAGTCTTATAAAGTACTAATATAATTTAGGGGGAATATTGATGACAAATACATTATTAAATGGAGTTACAGGAATCCTAGTACAGGCTATATTTACAATCGTGGGGCTCGCTACAACATATTTAATTGCACAGGTTAGTTTATACCTTAAGAGTAAGAAACAGGCTGAAATTGCTAAAGTAGGAGTGGATGCTTATAATTCTCAGGTTACTGTTTCAAAGGGGATATTCTATCAATTAGAACAGCTATATAAATTTATACCCAATGCAGGTAAATTGAAAGCTACTATGTTTGATAAACTATTATTAGCTAAGTTTCCAACCTTAACTCAATCACAACTGGACCATTTTAGGGAATCAGTAGTTGGAGAAGTTAATTCTCAGGTTACAACTCTATTAGCTCCAGCTTATGATCCTGTGTTGGATGAAGCAGATATAAAAGTTACTTCTGAAATTGTAGCAAATACAGCTCCAGAAGCAACGGGAGTTATTATAAACCCAATAGATGGACAACCAATATTATAATACTTCAAACCTCAGGGAGAAATCCTTGAGGTTTTTTTATTTTTTGCGAAATTATAGAGGGGAAAAAAGTCTTATGTTGAAATAAGTACTATATATATATT